AGCTCGCACTTGAACTGGAACAGGCGGCCTTGAAAGTGCCCGTTTCGTAGCGGCACCCAGTCCCCGAACACCAAGTTGCTCTCAAGCTGCTGATCGTTGGCGTCTTCTAGCAGCAGCTTGTCGCCGTCTTCCGTCAGCTCGGTTTCTGCCGTGATGCCATCGTTTGAGGCCCGCAAGTAGACCTCAGCGTTAACGTCGTCAGCCTCAAGGCCATCAAAGTCGGTCCAAGTGTCGATATTGACTGTGCGCTCATCAATGTCATCAGCTGGATAGGTGCCACGCATCACCAGATGGCGGCTGAACTCAATGTCAAACTTTGCGCCTAGGTCAAGCGTGTTAGCGAAGAAATACTCGCCTTCGCTTTTCCGCGTGCCTAGGAAGTCGAAGCTGCTAAGACCGTCAATACCAGTGTCATCCGGCTCTGCGTCTGCGTCAAAAATGATGTCATCGATGGTTTCGTCACCATCAATGACCAGTGCGTCGTACTCCTCCGAGTAGAACGTGTCGTTTTTCTGCCCTTGAAACTCAGGGTTGTCGGTGTCCTCGCGATCCTCAAGGATTAACAGGCGCGGCACAGAATCGGTCAGCGTGTGAACGACTGATCGGACTGCTGAGCTTTTCTTGTTCTTATCGTCGATGAACCGGACAAGGTATTCACCTGACAGTTCCGGCAGGATTGCGTAGAACGTGTTCGCTTTGACGCTGGTCAGTTTCGAGCTGTTCGGCCAAGTGCCGGAACCGTCTGTCTTCGAGCTGTGGCGGATCTCAGCGTTCAACCTGTCGCTGGTTGCGCCCAGGCCCTCTTTCGGCACAGACCAAGTGACCATCACTTGATTCGAGCGATGAGGCTCCAGCTGCACGTTCAGCGGATCAGGCGGCAGCTCAGTAACCGTTGTGCCGCCCTCGGTTGTTTGGTCTTCTTTCGGGACAACGAATGAGCCAGATGTCCAAGCCGAATTTTTGAACGTGCCGTCGCGGCCGATTGATCGGATCTGGAACGTGACAGTTGTTCCGGGTTTGACGCCTTCAACCTTCAGCTCGTTGGTGGTTTGCCTGACGGTCTCGAAGTTGCCGTCGCCGATCTTGTAGCGGATCTCGTAGCCACTAATATTGCCGTCATCGTCACGCTTAAAGCCTAAGAAAACATCATTGACGACGTTGTTGTTTCGGCGGACCTCTTTGGTCTCGAAGGTCAGACCGCTTGGAGCTGTCGGGATCTTGTCGAACGTCGTTACCGATTGGTACTCCAACGCATCGGCGTTATCGGCCGTGTCGTAGATGCTGTCGTTGTGCTGAACGCCGACGATCGCAAACGTGCCATCACCACCATCAGCAACAGAGATGCAGCGGAACTTCTGATGGGCAACAGTTGACGACTGGATCGACCAAATCGACTGAGCTAGCGGTGCTGCGCTAAAGGCAGACGAGACCGTAATTACAGAGCTAATAACACTGCTAATCGTTTTAGTTTCGATCGTGCCATCGGGCAGTGTTGCCGTGAGCGTGTGGCCTGAGCCGCTTGGCAACGTGACCGTAATGTCAGCCGTGACCGTAGTTGTGGTTGCTGCGCTGCAACGGCCAGCGATACGAGCGCCTTGCCGCATCTCATCGGCAACAGCAAATACCTGACCAGGCAGAACGATCGCGCCTTGCAGGCCAGTCGAGAACGTGACGGTTTCGCCGTCTAGCTCCTCTGACGCCATCATCCAGCGGCCCATGCGGTACGCCTGATTGCGCGATGTGCAGCCAAAGGCGACGACCTCGCGGACCTGGTAGCCGTACTTGGTGATTAGCGCGGCGTCTTCGACAACGACGAAGTTCGGCTTATAGAAGTTGTCGGGGTCGTTGTAGCGGACGCGGATGCTGGTGCTGCGCGTTTTAAGCGACGAACCGGTGTAATTAAAAACGCCCTCAATGACGTTGCTGTTTGTGTAGAGGTGAACCGGATCAACGGCAGAGCCGTCGAGATTGCCGTGATCAGCAGCCAGCTGCACGGTGTTGCTGCTCCAGTAGGACATCCCACGAAACACCGAGGCGAGATCCTGCAGCACGTTGTAAGCCGCTGCGCGATCGCCGATGACAACGTTGCAGGCAAAGCGCGGTTCAGTCGAGCCGTCTTGGTTCGTGACCAGCTGGTTCGCGTACTGAATCAGCGGGTAGAGATCCGTGTAGCTGATGTTGGACGCGCTGACAAAATCACCGCAGCCATAGCGGTCGTTCAGCACCATGTCGGCAAAAATGCAGACAGGGCAGGTCGTCCATGACGTTCGAGTGCTGCCGTCAAACGCCACATCGTTTGTTAGATCAAGACTGCCGTCGTCACGCACCGCAGCATTGTGCGGGACCTGCACCAATCGACCTTTAACCAGATATGCACGGGTCGGCAAATTGCTGAACTGCCGGGTGTTTAGCTCTAGGCCAACGCAGGCGGTGTACGGGTAAGCGCTGCGGATCTCTTGACGCTCAATGATTGACGACCAAATCAGTTGATTGGCTCGACCATTGGCTAGCGGCGATTCTTTGGGGACTTCCTCAAAATCTGCAAACTGAATCTCAAAGTGATCTTCGCCCAGGTTTACTTTTTCGACCTTAATGTTCCACGGATAGCCTTCGCCTTTGTCATTGCGCGGCAGCTCAATAACAGGTGTTTTAATTTGATAATCAGTCAACGCGATGCCTGTGATCGTTTTGTCAAACACAACGTTGTAAGCAGAACCTTGCGCCTGTACTGAAACGCGGATCTGCAAGGTGCCGTTGAATGGCTGACCTTTTGCCAAGCCCTCGACAGCAGTTGAGAGCAAACGAGGGATCGTAAACAGCAGTTGCACCGAATCAACTTCTGAATCGGTGATCTGCCTGATAACAGTGCCAGAACCATAATCTCTAGACGTTACCGTTTCTTCAGCACTGAGAGTTTCTGAATAGTTTTCACCAACCTGTGCGGCAACGCCTGTGATTGTGGTGGTTGCGTTACCTGCCTGCGGGAGTCGTTCCTGTCTGCGTCCGCCTAATCGAAAGTCAACATCAACATCCTCAATCGGAAAGTTCGCATCATCCCCCGTAAACAACGGGGTTTCATCTAAAAATATCTGTTGGTTCAGGTCGTCAAAGCCCTCAATAGGCCCTTCACAGAGCAGGTCAACAAGTCGAACACTAGAGGTTGAGTTAAGAGCCATGTTTAAGAGAAGCTTGGGTTAAAACCATGGAAGAATGTCATTCTTGATCCGCTGTCAATCGATGCGTCCAAAATATGTACGCGAGTCTTGTAGAAGTCTTTAAAAGATATTTTGTTAGGATTAAACTTATGATAATACCGATAAGTGCCGATCACTAAGCCTTGAATTGTAAAGGATTCTCGCGCTGTAATACTGCCAGTCTCTACGTTTTTTGCTTCGATCTGGTACGAAATAAATCCGTCCGTTTTAGTGCTACCTGGACCACTTGAAAACTTAAATAGATTTAAAATTTCAATGCAAACGTAATAGAAGTCAGGACTTTTTGTTGGCCCTTCTGTAAATTCTAGTCGATATGTATTCGCCATTTGATGCGTATCACCTTTTTCGATTGTGAGGATGCGATCGTTAGATGGTGATGAGTAGTTTTTCTGAAAATTGACATTGTTCCATCGCGCCATACCTTCTCTTCGTGTGCCGAACTCAAGCTTGTTGCCGTTGACCGTCACCGTATCTGGCCCAGGTGCTCTGGTTACTTTTTTCAGCGGGTCAGACTCATCAGCCACGTCAACATCTGCCGAGATGACGTGCGAGCCGATTAGCACCCTGCCGTAAGCCACCGGGATAGTCGCACCAACGCCGACGGTGTTTTGTGCTCCAAGGTAAGCGTAAGACTGCTGACCATCAAACCCACGATTGACTGACTCTGGCCGCGTTGCTCTGAACTCGCCCCTAGGACTGACACCGCCAACACCTCCAAAACTCGGCTGGGGCGACAACATCTGCGTTACGCCACCAAGAACCAAGCTTGCACCGATTGAACCAATCGCAACAGAAGCCGATGCTGTTAAAAAACCTGTTCCGGTTGCCCCTAAGAAACCAACAGATGCTCCCCCGGAAACCGGAGCAAGGATAACTGCAGCCGCGATCAGAGCGGCACCTGCAAAAAACTGGCCCACACCATCTGCACCAGCAAGCACAGGTGTAACGATCAAATCGTTCTGACCGATTGGCAAATGCAGATCGTTGATATTTAGATCAACGCCAGCTTGAAGAACGCGATAGCCAATGCCTTTTTCGTGAGCTGTAATCAGCTCTACTTGAAACGCAGGGTAGTTAATGCACAGCAGTTTGATGGCATCAGCAGGCGTGCGGAGGTTGTGGTAAACGTGCTCAGCACCGTACCGCTCACCTAAATCACCCAGCAGTCGGACGACTTGCTGCATATCGAAAGACCGCCGCGACCCTTGCCAAATAGTATCTGCTCAAAGGCACCACCGCACTTAGCGAGTCGCGCTGCTGGTGCAGGATCCGCTCATCAGGCAAAAGAACAGCGGCGTGCATCGGCGTGCGAGTTGCCATTCTCATGATCAACACATCGCCAGGTTGACGGGTTTGCAGCGTCACCGGCTTGAATCCGATTAGCTCTGCCTGATCGAGAAAGATGCTTTCGCAGGTTTCTGTGCTTTTTGGCCGTTCGTAATCGGGCAGCTCAACCCCTTGCAACTTGAACCAATCGCGCACCAACGTGAAGCAGTCAGCCTTGCCGTATTCCCATTGACGACCAACTAAGGATCGATAGTCAACCATTTGCCCTCCGGTAGCTCAAAAATGTGCCAAGGCACAGAGCCCTCACTACACACAGTTTGGTCCCACTCGCTTGCAGGACCACCATGGGGATGCGAGTGAACAACAGCCTCAACTTTGCCCATCATCGCGGCTACGGCGTAATCCCTTGGCTCAATAACGAAACGATGCTCTGGCTCGTCTGCGATGTTGCGGCACGGCCAATACTGCCCGTTGATGACAAGACCGCACGCCTCGCGTGGGTAAGAACGCGCAGCGTGCGCCTCCGCATCACATCTGAAGTCGGGCACCCGGGAAACCTCCGAACGGCAAATCACCCTCAGGGAAGCGCAGCGTGCAGCTGGTGTAACGCTTGCCGCACACATCGTTAGCTTCAGTCGTCGGATTGTTGTTGATGTCGAAGTATTTAGTGCCTTTATACCCGCAGGTGCTTTCCTCCCGATAAACCCAAGGACAGTGCTCCAAGATTTGACGACCAGGCAGCGCAACGTTGATCAGGTCAAGCTTGCTTGCTAGTTCAAATTCAACAAGTTGCGGATTTTCGCTAGCGACCCGGTCAATGTAGTAAATCTGATCCTCAAACTTTGCGGTCGGGTCAGCTGTGGCGTTAGTGCCACCTGTAAAGTTCACTGCATCCAAGAACTTCTTGCAGGTTTGAATCCGCGTGACCTTGGCCTGCAGCGGGTTGTAAAGCAACAGCAAAGCAGAGATGGCGTTGTTGGTGTTGCCGATTCTCATGCTTGGACGTGGCAATGTGCCTTGGGTAGTCGCCTGGAACCCGTCGACTTCAATAGCTGTGGCCGTATATTCCTGACCGGCAAAAGTTACGTTCGCGGTCAGCTCATTGGTGCCTGCGTGGTAGTAATAAGTCTGGTCAACGCCGTTGACGGCTTGCGTCAGCTCCAGCTGAAACAGCTCGATGATTGCCGACGGCTCTAGCGACTGCAGCTGTTCCTGGATCGACTGCGGCGTGCTCATGCTTCAAACACCTGCTCAAAGGTTGTGGTCAGCTGAACGCGACCTTTTGTTGTCATCGTCTTGTTCCAGGCTCTGCAGCGAACCTTGATGCTGCTGCTTTCACCCGGCGGCGTAAATGTGAACTTCTCAGTGCCGCCACGGGCATCCAAGAACGTCTCAACGGTGTCTGATTCAGCTTCAGACAAGTTGTACGTCAGGCTGAATGACTTCGGGTTCTGATTGATGCCGAGGCTGCCCACTTGCTCATAACCACTGCCGAACCGCGCCGTGCGAGTAATCGGCTGGCTGGCCTTTGTCGTGCCGTATGCAGGCTGCAGGTTGACGGATGAATCCCAGCTAGCGGTCATCGGCTCAAGAGTCCTCCAGGTCGCTGTTGCTTGATTATCTCGCCCTGAACAGCGGCGCCAATAAGAGCACCAAGCTGACGGGACGAACCTTCATCGCCCTGCACGCTAGAGCCACTTGCATCGACGTTCACGACGACGTTTGCACCACCAAAGCCACCGTTAGGGATGATGGTGCCAGCACGATCAGGAACGAACAACTCAGGACCACGCTCTCCGACGACTGATGGGCGGCCAACGGGCGGACGACCACCGTTGGCAAAGAAGCTCATCCCAAGAGTTTTGGGAGTAGCAGCAGAGCCGATGGTGTAAGTGCCACCACCACCACCGCCAAACAAGTTGAATCCACTAAGAGCATTGAGCAACTGTTGCTGAATAATCAGCCTTGCCATTTGCTTAATGACGCCGAGCAAAGAATCAGAAAGTGATTTAGTGCCTTCTACTGCGGCCAAGATTCCATCAACAATTCCAGTTCGGAATGTGTCATTTAATTGAACGTACGCATTGTTTTGCTCTGCGATTGCGTGCCTAAACTCATCTTGCTGAGCCAACTGATCGGAGAAAGTTTTAGTTCTTTTCTCAATTACATCTGTAATGGCGATGTTCTGTTCAAGACTCAGGCGGTCCAACTCAAGTTTTTCTGCTGCTTGAAGGCTTTGTCGCTCCTCAGTAGTTAAAGATTTTTGGATTAAACCTGCATATCTGGCTTGAACATTGGCTTTCTCGAGACCAAACTGCAGCCTTATTTTTTCAATTTCATTTGATTCTTTAACTATGCCTAGTTCGGCAGTAGCGACCCTCAATCGCTCGCTTGCAGCCAAATTTTGTTTTTGAATTTTTTCCAATCGTTTCTTCTCTTCATCAGACAATCCGGTAGGTTTCGCCTTTGGCCCGCCTGCGTTCATGACCATCATGTCAAAGTTGGCAGGCAAAGTTGAAGCTTTTGCATCGAGAGTTTTCAGTGCTCGCTGCAGGCTGGCGACAAAAAGCTCAGTGACATCTTTGCCGGTTAACTTGGCGGCGTTTGCTGCCTGAGTTCGTAGCCTTGAAACAAATTCTTCACCTCCAAGCGGAGCAAACAATTCAGGCAAACCTCTTTCACCAGGCGCAATCCGTCCTCTGCCAAGAATTGATCTTGCAGATTCAGGTTTCGACATTCTATTTATGTCGATTAGATCGTTAATAGCGCCCAGACCACCACCTATATTTACTCCTACGCCTCTAAACAAAGGGCCAAGACTTACAATAAGATCAGCAAGCTCTCTAAAAGATTTAGCCATCTCAGGAATAATGTCTTGCGTCAATGCCACCTGTACGTCTTCAGCAGCGTTTTGGAAAGCCTTGATAGCAGCAGCAGGCCCTTTCAGTGCTTCTTCAAGCTGCCCAGCGCCTTCACGCTCTACGCGCCCAAGTGCGCGGATAACAATGTCACTTGTAATTTTTCCATCTTCGCCAAACTTTTTGAGGGCACCAACAGTTGAGCCCATTTCAGTCGCGATTGCCTGAGCAATCAGAGGAGCTTGCTCAAGGATCGAGTTGAGTTCCTGCCCTCTCAGTACACCACTGCCAAGAGCTTGGCTTAACTGCAAGAACGCGCCAGCTGACTCAGACGCAGTTGCACCAGCAAGAATCGTGGCAGTATTGAACCCAGCAAATGCAGTTTCAATCGTCTGCATTGACAGGCCCATTGGCCGCAAACGTGCAATCAAACGAGAAAGCTGAACGTTGGCTTCTGTCTGACTGAGGTTGAATCTTTCCGCTGCGCGTTGTGCTGCTTCTTGAGCTTGAGCAGTTTCGCCAAATCTTTGAGTCAGGAGCCTTAAACGACGCTCAGATTCATCTCTTTGGATTCCAGCCTGCAGTGCTCGCTGACCAGCCCGAGCGACACCAAAACCAACAGCGAGTTTTCTAAGAGACGCTCCAAGCCCATTGTTAGAAGACTTGGCCTTATCAGCCGTAGAGCTGGCCGACCTGAGCCTTGTCTCATATTTTTCAATTTCAGCCCCAAGCTTCTTGTAAAGAGAACCATTGAAGTTGACTCTAACCTGCAGATCACGCAGTGCCTTTATTTGGGCACGCATTGCTTGCTCGCTATTTCTTACCTTGGCCGCTAAAACACCTTGAACTTGTGAAAGTTTTGGCAGGCTTTTTTGCTGCTCTTGAACACTAAGTTTTACTTGGTTTGAAGCGGCAGTTACTCGCCTAAGTACGTCCTCAGTCTTCTTAAAAGATTCGTTTGCCTTGTCCGCTTCTTTCTTGACTTGCCGCAGAGGATTGACAGCGTTGGTGATCTTGACGATCAGCTCAACTGTCGATGGTACGGTCACGGCAAACCCTCCAGTCTCCTAATACTACCGCTGCTTCATCTTGGCGCGATCCATTGCCTTCTTCTCCTCATCCCGCCTGATCTCAAAGAACGCAGCAAAATGAACAAGCTCCGCATCGGTCAACTCCGTGCGAAGCCTGCTCACAGTCATCCCCAACTCGCAGGCCAGATGGAACTCAAACAGAGTCCACTTGTCCTGCTTCAGTCGTTTTTTGCTTCTTCAAGATCGGTGTCTTCACCGAGGCCAAACAGGAACAGCTCAATTTCGTTCAGAACAGTCTCAGGCAGCTCACGTTGAAGCTTGGGTGCGTCAGCCGCAACAAATGCCTTTGTGCCGTCCTCAAGCTCAGCCATCTGGCAGAGCATGTGCGTTGAGAGGTCTAACGCCTCTTCACTGTTAGAAAGATTCTGAGCACGCTTGCGGTCAGCTCGCGTGATCGGCTTGAAATACAAATCGATCAGCTCAAACTTGCGACGCTGGTTGAGGTCAAATGCCCCAACCAGCATGTCAACCGTTCTTTGTGTCGCAGGCATCAAATACCAGAGGTGATAGTACCGTTGGCGGTGAAGCTGATAGATACAACTTCAATCTCACCAACCGTAGCACTAAACTCTGCGTTGGTAACTAGAGCAGCAAACGACAACTTTTTGTCGCCAGTTTCATCTAGATACAACTCAAAGTTAGCGTTAGCTGGATCTTCAGTAGTCAGCGCCTCGTTGAACAAGTCCAGCTTGTCGCCTGCGCTTGGTGCGTCATAAAGCACCTCGCAGGAGCCAGTGCCACTAACCAGTCCACCGACATAAGCGCGGAAGGTGTCACCGTGATCGGTAACCTCCAGCTGCTCTTTGTCGATTGACATTGACCAAGACCGCACAGCAGCGATCTCGCCAAGTGCTGCACCTGCTGCGTCCTTGTCGAACTTAACGGTGCCCTGTTGTCCTCGATAAAAAGCCATGATCAGATAGCGGTGGTGATGGTGCCGTTGGTCACGAAGTTGACCGTGATGATTTCGATTTCACCAACCGTGGCGGAAAGATCAGCCGATGTCACCACACCGTCAAAGCTAATTTTTTTGTCGCCGCTTGTGTCGAGAAATAACTCAAACGAGGCGGAGCCTGAATCGGTCGGGGTGTTGATGTGATCAATGAAAGCAGCCGTCTCATCAGATGAAGAAGCCGTGTAAATCACCTCGACACTGCCCGATCCCGTGATGATTCCCCCGACGCTGCCGCCATAGGTGTCACCCATCACGGTGGTTTCCAGCACCTCTTTGTCGAGAGTCAGCGACCACGAGCGGGTGCTGGTGATTGCAGAGTTACTAGAGCCTGCGTCGTCGAATTTGACGCTGCCCTCCTCACCTCGAAAAAAGGCCATGGTCAGAGTTCCTCGATAGATTCAAAGGTCACACGGACCTGGGTTTGAAAATAGCCCTCGGGAGCTGGTGAAGCCAGTGCCTCTGGACCGGAAGGGGCGTCGAAGTAAACCCCCGACACGTTGACCCTATTGTAAAGGTCTCGAACGCGCTTACCAATGACGTAATTACTTCCGGGACCAACACCCCGAGGAGTAAAGATGTTCATCACCATGATTCCGACAATCAAGTTGTCAGAGTCAGAAGTACCGCCTTGAGTCAAATAATCGTTGTCACCAAAGCTGACCTGACACTGCACCCACGAAGAGTTAGGCGTCGGCTCATAAGGCATGTTGTGGAACACAACAGGAATAACCGGACTGCCTGCCAGCTCAGTTGCCAGGCGAGCTTCGATGGTTGACCTGATGGTATTGAGATCCGCTGCTGCCATCAGATGCCTCCAGTGATCCGCCTCATAACTTTAGGCATCTCCAAAGACACGACTTC